TTTGCTAATAATGCTAATTGGGGACCGGGCGTCAGCACCTTGATGAAGGGTGCAGAAGTTTCGGCCTACAATAAGTTCCGCGCAGAGCGCGGGATAACGCGAGAACTGTACTCCCTGATAGAGCCGTGGTTTGACCACGCCTATCCGTCTTGGAGAAAGTACGCTGCGGACGATGATGCAAATCAAAGTCTCGACACGTTCTTCAGCATCCAGGACGGGAACTCCATCGTCACTGTCCCTAAGAACTCGAAGACAGACCGCGTCATCGCTATCGAACCTGGATTTAACATCTTTTTCCAGAAGTCGCTAGGGACCGCGATTCGTCGGAGGCTCAAACGGGAAGGGATCGATCTGAATACGCAAGAGAGGAATCAGGAGCTGTCACGCGAAGCGTCCATTGACGATTCGTTGGCGACAATTGATTTCTCCTCTGCGTCTGACTCGATTAGCTATGAAACAGTACGTGCGTTGATACCTGACGACCGCTGGTTCACGCTCCTCGAGTCTTGTCGATCCAAGTATGGTGTGTTAGACGGAAAGCGTCTGAAGTGGGCCAAGTTCTCAGCGATGGGAAATGGGTTCACTTTCGAGCTCGAGTCATTGATTTTCTTTGCAGCAGCCTGGGCTTGCTGCGATTTCCTCCATTTACGGAAAGAGAAAATTAGCGTCTTCGGGGATGATGTTATTATTCCCGTGGCCGCCGCATCCCTCTACTCTGATTTTTGTGCATTCTTAGGCTTTCGCGTGAACCAGAAGAAGAGTTTCTCTTCTGGGCACTTCCGAGAGTCCTGTGGTGCGCACTATTATCAGGGTGTTGATTGTAAACCTGTTTACCTGAAAGGTAAGATCCAAAATGTTGAAAGCGTTTTTAAACTGGCTAATGGTGTCCGGGCTTATGCTCATCGCCGCACTAATCGTGTCGGCTGTTGTGCTAAGTATAGACAGTATTGGCGTCACCTATACCAAAGTCTCCCAAAATCCGTAAGGATCGGGATTCCACTCGGGTACGGTGATGGCGGGCTCGCGATGAATCTTGATGAAGCCAATCCGGCTTTGTCTCGAGGCATCGCGTTCCTGCCCAAACCAGCAAGACGAGGATTTGAAGGCTTTCTCGTCTCGATGGTTGCTTTCGTCGGCGTAAGCCGCACATCGGATCACCAAGCGATGTTGTTAACTCGCTTGGCTCAGGCATCGACCGAGCGCTCCTACTCTAACGAGTATACGCTCAGAGGAACCGTACGCGTGAGATTGCTACCTCACGTTCTTGTTCCACAGTGGTACAACTTGGGTCCCTGGATTAAATCCTAACCCTACTTCTTGGGGGGTAACACCTCCTTCCGCAGCGGATGCTGATGGTGAACACGAATGTGTTCTTTATGAAAATTGCGC